AGAATCACGACGCGATTACTTGACGTTGAGCCATACCAGTAGTCCGTCAAATAAGTAGAGGCGCTACCACCAGATACCGACGACGCAATAAAGTAGTTGTCGATAGCTGCAATTGCCGACACATAGTTTGATGTGGTTGGCGCAGTCGTAGACACAAGCTGCATATTAGTGCTGGTGTTATCAGCAAAGTCAGCACGGTTGTTAGTCACATGGACATTGCCGTTTGCACCCACGTTAACGTTGATACCATCAGCCCAGTTCCAGCAGTTGCCATACATATTCTCAACACCACGGAACGACATAAATGCTGTGTCTCTGGAAGCGCTTTCTGCCCCAGTTGTAGTGTTGGTAGAAGCATTGCCAAGACTATTTGATTTGCCAGCAACACTATGCGGAGAGTCCGTTTGGTTAGAGCTTGAAGCAATACTGTACGCATTTGTTACGTTTGTGTTGCCTGCGCCAGTAATGTTTTGTGAGTAGAACGATTGGTTTTCCACAAGGTATAAAAGTTGAACGGCAGACCATAATGCAAAGTCAAGCTGTCGCCATCCAGTACCACGGTTAGCAGCAAGGCTACGGCAATCAGATCGCAGCACGCCAACAATCGGGTACACACCGCTTACCGATGATAGCTTGTCAGCAGCCAGGTCTAAGCTGCCGCTTAGGTTGTCAAGATTTAAGCCAGACTTGTAGGTGCTATCCGTAGCATCCCAATAGCAAGCGTCATAAGCGCCAATGTAGCGGAATGGCACAACCTTGCCATCCTTGACAAATGCAGGATGTAACTCAAAACCTTCAAGCGGCACATCAGCAATTGCCCATGTCGTCACGGTTCCGTTGACAGAACGCTTGACATAGAACATTGGAATCTCAACCATTACTTGACCGTCAGCGCCGGTCAGCACAGCAGACGAGCCATCTTCTTTTAACGTGCTGTCTGTGGCATCAAGGTAATAATTGACAGTTCCGTTATCAGCCAACAAGCAGCGGCGCATACGACGGTGAATGTTCGTAATAACAGGCGTGGACGGGCCACCAGCCACAGCAGCAGGGCTATTGGTTGCGCTGTTCCATGAGAACGACGAAGTAGACGCAATGGTTTCAGCAAAGACCGTGGTAAAGGTTGCCGAACCGCCATCTCGAACCAGCGGAAAACCACCAGCTTTTAAGCCGTCGTGAACGACAACGGTATCCTTGTCAGTATCGACCGTGACTTCACCAGCAGCGCCAGTAAAGGTTGAGTGTTGTGCCGTAGTGCCACGGCGAAGTTGAAGTGCAGTAGCCATTATGCAAGTGCTCCTAAGTCAAGAGTTGAGTCAAGTTTTGAGGAAGTGATAGCACCATCCTCAATCTGCGCCGTATCTACGGTGTCCAAATAGGCAAGGTCGCCCAAGCCAGCGTACGCTCCAATCCACGCCGTTCCGCTGTACACCTTCATCAGCGAATCAGCAGCATTGAAGTACAGATCGCCCGCCTGCAAAGCAGAGCCATCATTTCTTAATGCCGGGTCAGAAGCCTTTGGGCCTTGGTACACATCGGCAAAGTTTGTGATGTCGGCAACGTTATCGGCAACAATCGTAATGTCATCGTCAATTGCGGCCACCGCTTGAATGTCGGCAATGTTGTTGTAGACCGTCACCAAGTAACCATCAGGCGAAGCGCCTGGGCCAACCGCCGGGTCTGTCACAGAACCAAGATCATAGGCAAACCCGGTTCCGGCCAAGTCGTCGCCAATCACCTGGATTTGCGTGGTCTTGGTAGCCAGGCTTTGAATGTCTGCCGAATCACCAGCCACCGTCGTAATGTCGGCTGCAATCGGGCCAAGCGCCGCAATGTTTGTAGCCTGTCCGGCAACGGTCGCAATGTTGTTCGTCGGGCTTATCTGCCCAGCAACTAAGCCAATATCTGTGGCATCGCCAGCAACAGCCGTAACCTCTGTGTCAATGCCGGCCACAATATTGACGTTGCTAATGTTGCTTGCCACCGTGTTGACATTGGTAATGTCGCCGGCCACCGTTCCAATCGTGTCCGATCCAGTCAAATCCGTTGCAACCGTATTAACGTTTGCAATGTCTGCTCCAACAGCATTGACGTTTGTAATCGAACCGGCAACCGTACCAATATTGTCAGCACCTAAAAGATCGGCAGCGACAGCGTTGATGTTTGTGGCATTTCCGTCAACAGCCACAATTTCGGTATCAATTGCGGCAACCGCAGATACCTCGGTATTGATTCCGGCAACAGTCTGAATATCTGGCAGGTTGTTGTAAACCGTAACGATAAATCCATCAGGGGTTCCAGACGGGCCTGTTGCGGGATCGCTAATTGATCCAAGGTCGTACTCAAAGCCAGATCCGCCAAGGTCTGAGCCAAGCGTCTGAACGTATCCGATGTTGTTGGCAACAGTCCCAATGTCGGCAGCATCAGCTGCTACGGCATTGATATTCGAGCTATTGGTGGCAACGTTATTAACATTGTTGATGTTAGATGCAACGTTTTGAACGTTAGATATATTTGACCCAACAATGTTTACAAGCGAAATAGACGTTGCTACGGTTCCAATTGTGTTGACACCATTTAGGTTTGTGGCAACTGTGTTGATGTTTGTAGCATTGCCGGCAACCGCGTTAACGTTGGCAATGTTAGATCCGGTTGCGTTGACATTTGCAATCGATCCAGCAACTGTTCCAATAGTATTTCCACCAGAAAGATCAGCAGCCACCGTATTGATGTTGCTGGTATTTCCAGAAACTATGACAATCTGAGGCGCAATATTTGCAACCGTTGCTAGGTTGGCATCATAATTTTCGGTTGTAACCCCAATGTTTCCAGATGCGTCAAATTTAACTAATCGGTTTGCCCTGCTTTGAGATGCTGGAAATGTCTTTGTTAGGCTTGGGTCGTCTGTAACGGGAAATCGAACCGATTGGTTCAGCTCGGTCTGCTGCTGCTGGGTCATCATGGTCAGCTTGTCCAGCGCCCGCTCATGGCTTTCTGCCGGAAACGGATCGTTGGCCAGGTAGTCTGTCTGCTGGG